CGGGATGTTCGCTGCCTGCAGCGGGATGTTCGGATTGATCGGCATGTCAGCCCCCCATGCGGCCGTAGATGTCGCGGAACAGCTGGTTCTGCTGCTGCTGGTTCTGGTAGTTCTGATAGGCGCCCACGGCACCACCGATGCCGCCCATGTAGCCGCTCATGCGGCCCACGCGCCCCGCCGCCAGTGCATTCGCGCCCTGAGACATTGTTTCCCCTGCCGTCTGGCCAAACTGCTGGGCCGCAGAGCCCAACTGACCGCCGACAGTTTGCCCCAATCCGGCGATGTTGGCTAGCCGGTTGTACGCGTTGCCGTACTCGCCCGAGGCGAAATCCTGCGCGTACCGTTGGCCCGCTTTGATCGCCCCGCCAGACAGCATGTTGCCCCGCGCCGCCTGCACGCGCTCCAGCGCTTTCATGCCCTCGCCCAGGCGGAAGGCGTAGCCGGGGTCCATTTCCAGCAGTTGCTGGGGTTGGGCGGGCTGGCCACCCAAGCCCATGACGCCGCTCAGTCTGCCCAGCGCCGACTCGCCCGCTTTGCGGTACGGCTCCAGCAGCCCCTTCTGGTACTCAAACTGCTCGCGTTGCAGTTTGAGAGCGTTTGCCGCCGACTGCGCTTGGATGTTCGCCGCGTCTTTCGCCGCCTGGCCCGTCAGATACCCGCTTGCCAGACTGCCGAAAGCACCCAGCGCCGCAGCGCCTGCGGGGGTGCCGATGTAGTTGAGGAAATCGTCGACGACGGGGATGCCGGTGAGGCCGGCTGCTGCAGCGCCACCCGCAGTGAGAGCGCCAGCACCAGCGCCGCCTGCCGCACCCGTGACGATTGCGCCTGTGCCGCCGCCGACATCAGTGCCGCCTAGCACGTCAGAGCCGCCGCCCAGCGTGAGGTTGGGGTCAAGGCCTGCAATATCGGCTGCGGTCATTTCGCCGCCCGCACCCGCTGCCGTGCCGGCACCAGCCGCACCGGCCGCAGCACCCGCTCCCGCCACGCCTGCGGCAGTGCCTGCGGCTCCGAGGCCCAGCGCTGCGTCGGCAGCAGCGTTACCCCCAGTGTAAGCGCCGGTTAGGCCGAGTTCCTCTTGCATTCCGGTGGATAGCGTGTCGGCAACACCTCCAGCGTTGACGGGAACAATTGCTCCTCCGGTCAAGGCATTTGCCGCGCCCGTTGCTGCACCCGCTCCTGCAACATTTCCCGCCAAAGCGTTTGCATTCGCCGTAGGGCTGAAGCCAGAAAGTTCTCCGCTTGTACCGGCCGCCGAAAGAATATCTGATTCCTGCAAAGCAAAATTGATTGCCTCCTGATGAGACAAACCTGCGGCAATGGCGCTGTCGTAAGCTTGAGTGCGAAACGCCTGCAAGTCTGTGGCAGCACCCACATCCCCCGCGCCACCCACATCCACATCCGCCACAGCGCCAGCAACGTCCTCTGCGCCTTCGGCCGCAGCAACGCCAAGGTCTGCTAGCGCGTTTGCCTCTTCAACACCTTGTGGCGTGTTGCCAAGCAGAGCGTTGGTTTTTTCGCTTACGCCAAGCGTTTCGTCAACCTTCTTAAACGTGTCAGACAAAACCTTGTCAAGACCTGTGGCGCTCAACGCAACATTTGTGAGGCCAGCAACTGCAGCGCCTTCTAGCGCCCCTTCGAGAATGTTTTCGTCAAGGATCGCAGACTTGATGCCGCCAGAAATTGCCCCACCAACTGCGGCACCTGTTGCGCCCGACAAACCCAAGCCGGCCGGGCCTGCAAGGACCGAGCCCCAGACGGCGCTGACAACGGGGACAATAAACTTGGATGCGGTATCAAATGGTTTCCACAAATCTTTGAAAAGATTTGTTAAACCGCCAGAAATTGATGGTGCATTATAGTATCTTTCTACTCTTTTTGCCGGCAAATCAATTACATGTTTAAGTCTTAATGGGCTTACGCCGGCTTGAGCTGCAACAGAAGTTGCTTCTTTGAGAGACTGATCAAGTTGTTCAACAGTTCCGTATCTGTTGTCATATCTTGTGTTTTTGTCAATTACGCCGCTAGTAGCGTAAACGTATTTTGTTGCTTCATCAAAAACCCTAGCGGCAGCATCGTATTGCGGCGTTCCGACTTTAGCGCCAAAAATAATTTCTTTTCCCGCAAGATTGCCAGACGTCAAAGAATTGTTAAGCGTTTGTTGATATGTTCCTTTTGGTACTGGTCCAGAAACAATGTTCCAATCAGCGCCGGATGAAAAAGCCCCAGTACCAACCGAGTCCCCAAACCAATGAAACAGGGCGGTACTATATTGATCTGCAAGCGTTTTATCTGCTTTTTCAACAGCAGACGTCTCCGCCTGCGTACGCACGCTGTTAATTTCATCAGCAGAAACACCTGATTCCGTCAGAGTTTTTGCCAGCTCACCAATCTGAGTAAGCGAAAACTTTGGCGTCTCGCCAACAGATTGCGCGTAGGTGTAATCGTAAATTGCGTCTTCAATTTGCTTCAAAGTGGCCATGATTCACCTCACCCAATCCGCCAGTTGGTGCCGTCGCTGAACACGGGCACGACGTTTGCGCCGCCGCCGGCCACGATTGCATGAAAAGTCGTCGCGTTGGCGTCCGTCACCACAGCGCGGGCGCCTGCGCCAGCAGTGCCTGCAGCAACCAGCGCCGCCACTGTCTGCGTGCTGTTGTTGATCCACTTCAGGCCGACAGTCATCGTCAGGCCAGGCACGCGCATCGACGTGATGCTGCTGTTGCCCAGCGTGATTTCGTTGCTGACGCCTGCGGCAGAAACATTTGCGTTATATCCGATGACCGTGTTGTTGGAGCCGGAAGTTAGGTTTGCTCCGGCGCTATATCCAATGGCGGTATTGTTTGCGGCCGTTCCGGCAGCAAGAAGCAAAGATCCGTCTCCAACTGCAACATTGTTGCTCGAAACAATATCTCTGAGGGCTTGATTACCAATGGCAATATTGTAATTTCCGGTTTGGCAAACGTCTAATGCCAAATAACCGACCACAACATTTCCTTGGCCGGTTGTTATGCTGTTTCCGCTGTCATGTCCAACTACGGTATTGTAGTTACCAGTAGAGCAAGCAAGAAGAGAATTTGCGCCAATGGCAGTGTTTCCTTGGCCTATTGTGTTTGCAGCAAGCGCAGATTTGCCAAATGCAGAATTGTTTTGCCCTGTCGTGTTTGCGCTCAAAGACTCGCTTCCGACGCTGGTATTGTTTGCACCAGTTGTGTTTGCGTCTAGCGTTTTGTATCCAATTGCGGTTAAATTTGAGCCGGAAATGTTAGCAGAAAGGGATGTTCTTCCTACTTTGGTATTGGTATTTACAGAACCAGCTCCGTATCCAATTTTTATCAACTTGACAGATAAGTCGTTTCCGTCCCAAGTAAAGTCCCCAGACCCCTCAGCAACGCCGCTGCTGTTTACATACAGCACTTGCGTGTTTGCCACGCCAGTTAAATTTAGCTCGTACGACGCAAAAATGTTGTCGTCAGTTTTGATTGTGACGCCAGCAGACGTTTGCAGCACGAACTTGTACGACGATCCCTCCGTCAGCCAGATCTGCGCTGGCGTGCGGCCGGCGCTGTCCAGCACGATGGGGTTCGCGTTTGCCGTGCCGCCGGTGCTGCTGGTGTACGTCGCCGCTGGCGTAGTGGTGCTGGCAGCGTAGGTGTAGATCAGGCCGCCGGCCAGCGGGTTGCCGTTGTTGTCGAAGAACTGCGCCCCGGCGCCAGCGTAAGGGGAAAGCGAAACGCTCATGGTGCTCTCACTGTTGAATCTGGCTCACCGCCAGCACGACGGCAGGTGCTGCTGGAACGTAGGCATTGCCCACGAATCCACCAATTGCCAAGTTAACTGAGTTTGACGCCACCATTATCTCCATGTAGTCACCTGCTGCCATAGAAAAAAACTCGCTGGCGTGGACTATAGCGTACTGCGCCGCCCCAGACACCAACGTAATGCGAGCACTGTTGGAGATGTCTGTTCCGTTCTTACGGAACCACACGTATCCCGTTTTTCCGCTGGAAGTTGTGCTATTAAACTGTACTGATGCGCTAAAGCTGTACAGTCCAGACTGAAAAAAAACGACACGTGACGCTGGAGACCCAAGCGCCACTCCATTGGCTATTTCCGTAGAGTTGAAAACTACTGCGTAGGGCGTGGCGGCAGCAAGAGACACTGTGCTGTCCAGCGTGAACTCGCCGTAGTACTTCTGCTGCTCAATGGTTGGCCGCACGAAGATCACGCCGTCAGTGGCGCTCTTGGTCAACACTGCCGCCAGCGGGATTACGTTGTCAGGCGCCGTGGGCTTGACGTTGGTGAACCCGCCGGCCACCGTGGGGCTGGCATACAGGATGTCGCCCACGTTGAACGCACTGGTGTCGATGCCGCTCACCGGCCCCCACACGCAGCACAGGCCGGTGGCGCCGCTGTCGGGGATGGTTTCGTCCAGCACGCCAAGGATGTACAGCGACGGCGTGGAGCCGTCAGCGATGTACTTGGACACCGACAGCAGATTTGCCGCGCCGACGCCGGCAAAACCCACTACGGTGCCCTTGGGCAGCGTTGCGCCGGTGGAGTTCTGCACCAGCGTGAACGTCTCTCTGCTGGCCTGGCCGATGCTGTCTTGCAGCAGCGAGAAGAACCGAAACCACGCCCGCGTGGTCAGCGCCTCGCGGTCCACCAGCGGATCGCGGGATGCTGGGACGCGGGGCAGCGTTTGCATCTCAGGCGCTCGTCGGCGTGGCCGTCAGTTCAGCGCCCATGATGGCGATCTTCACCGGGTCACTGCCGCTAATTTCGTACACGCGGTCGCGCAGCTTGGTAGTCATGCCGAGCCTGCGCCAGATCACGCGCTTGCCGTACTCGCCGATCTTGCCCATGCCGGCCCAGTGCTCGTTGCTCCATGTGTGGCCGCCGTCGTCGCTCCAGCGAAGCATAACCTCGGGTTGGGCGCCTTGCCCAGTAACTAGCCCTGTTCCCGACTCGCAATCCAACTGCAGGGCATGATGCGCCGTGCGTTTTAGCGTGTTTTGTCCCGTGGGTAGTGCACGCCAAGACCGCAGCCAACGCTGCACCTCTTCATTATCTTTGTACACTTCAAGGTCAAACGCATAGACGTTGCTGTTTTCCCAGTCCCCCACCAGCACTTTGCTGTCAAAATTTGCTTGGCAATTGCTACGGTGCCTGCGGAACTGCGCCCCATCCCACGCCGCACGCTCATGCCACGCCCCGGTGGCCACGTCAAACACCCACGTCGCCTGCGCGGTCGGGAACGTCAGCACATAGAACGAATGCCCGTCCTGCTGGTACGAATAGCCGATGGCGTCGTTGAGCACGCCGTACTGCTGGATCTGCCACTCCACAGCGTGCGTGCTGACGCGCTGCGCGTTGTAGCCGTTGTTGCGGTACACGATGCCGTTGCCGCGAGCATCAGAGCCCAGCCAGAACACGCTGTTGTCCAACTTGGCCACGCTGTACGGCGCGAGGCAACCCGTTTCCATGAACGCGCCTTGGATGCGCTGCAGCGGGAAGTCCGGCGCCCCGGCGTTGTACCAGACCTCAATGGTGTTGTTGCCGAACAGCCAGACCTCGCGGTGGTCCACCATCAGCGAAACGATGTTGTCCGGGTTGCCCTCGGCGCTGGCAAAGTCCAGCGGGTCGATCTGCGTGCCGTCGTTCAGCGATGTCACCCAGAAGCGCTGGCTATTGGGCTCGTTAAACACGAAGTACCCATCAAGGTAGCCCACCGTCACCGCGCCAGGAAAATCGACATCAGTGATTTGCGCGAACACGCCCGTGTTAACGTTGTAGATGAACGCGTCGGGGTTGCAGGCGACGAACAGCTGCGTGCCGTTGTCCGACATGCTTACCGGCCCACTGCCGTTGATTAGCCCCAGTTCCGTCACGGCGAAGTTGCCGTCAACGCGATACAGTTTGTTGCCCGAAGCAACGCACAGAAAGTTGCCGAACTTCCACATCCCACGGATCGGCCCGTCGCCTACGGTGGCCACCAGACGCAACCCCGGGCATCGCTGTAGGAACGCAGGCTCCTTGCCGCCGTCGGGCACGACCTCGGGGAACAGGTTGACCATGCGGCTGTCGGCCGCGTTGACCGACCGCGCCACATAGGACGATCCGAGGATGGGCGTTTTCACGTCGGCGTACCCGCGTACACGTT